GTTTTTCAACGTATTGAAAAAGAACCAGCGTGTTGCCTTTAGAAGTTATTGCCAGATTTCTAATGAACTTGTTACGTTTCTCATTTGAAACTAACCAATCCATTTCTTCTTGGTACGTCTTATTCTTACGTTCCTTACGAATCTCTTCAGAGTATTTCAGTATCACACAAGTAATATTTAGGTTAGACAATCTTCCAGAATCCATCAGTGCTTTGGTTGTTGTCACACGATGGACTGGACCAAATACACCTTCAAGAACTAAGCGATGTATTTTCTTATCATCTAATGTTCCAGTTGTGCCAATGCGATGTGCAATGTTATCCATCTTTTCCATAACACCAGTTAATGATTTGGCTTTGAAGTTGTGTGCTTCGTCACCAAACATTACATCAAACTGTTTGAACCAAGCACGTGGTTGTAGATAGATTGATTGCCATGTTGTGATAAGAACATCAGCTTGGAATTGTTTTGGGAAACCTGCGTATAATTTTTGGCAGTGTTGTTTAACAGACCAATCATTGACAGTAGAATAATCTTCAAAGTCAGAATACATCTGTTCAACAAGAGATGTTGTTGGAACAATAAGAATACACTTACGTCCTTGCGCAACATGCCAACGCATGATACTGTAAATTATAAATGACTTACCAGATGCGGTAGGAGATAATAGCAATACACGTTGCTTATCGAGAGCAGTTGTGATTGCTTCGATTTGATAATCACGTATCTCAATCTTTTCAGGAAGATCGAGAGAACGAACATATGACTCAACTGACTCTAACGTAAAATCATTAGACGTTTTGATTTCTGTTTTGTAGGTGATTGTGTAGTTGTTACGTTCGCAGAATTTTTCAACGTAATCAAGAAGACCAATGTAAAGAGTTTTTCTTACTTGGTCATAAAGACGAACCTTACCATCCCATAGTCTGGCTCGGAACTGTGGAGTGAATCGTGCTCCTGGATAATCGTATGTAAAGAAGTCAGCGAGTTCTTGTTCGATGCTAGCATCACCAAAGATTCTCACGTATACTTCATCTAACTTCTCTACTGTTACGACTGTGCTCATTACATACCTGCTAAAAATTTCTTCCATTCAACAGCAGTTTTAATTTGCCAGTCTCTGGCTTTAATTTGCTGTAGAATAGATTCCAAAAGATAAATCATTGTCTCAAGATATTTTATCTTGACCTCTAATTGATTTAGGTCAGCATCTCCAGTGAGGAATTCATCCATCTCATTCTTCAAAGGTTTAACACCTTGCCATTGATTCCAACCTGTTTCTGCTAATTCATCACGTGACATCTCGCCACGGAAATAACGAAACTTACTTTTACGTAGGATGTTGTAATCAGATTGAAGTTTAGTATGCTTGAGTTTAACTTGCACAAGCATCTTAACATATTTTGCGTGGAGTTTGGGAGTTGCGGTGGATTGCTCTCCGAGATAGTTATCATCAATCTCGCAGTCTGCTTCCCACATTTCTTGCAATTGTTCAATATTCATAATAATCCTCAAATTAGTTGTATGTCAATTATACACTAATTGTTACAAAAAATCAATTTTGTGTGTCGATAGTAAAGTAAGAGTAGCGGAAGGTTGCATTTCCAAGAACGTAGTTGACGTCCATTGCAGTTGATTCGAATTGTACTGCATCTAGTGACATTGGAAATAAGTCGTAAAACTTAAATGCTCTAACCGTATTGTTGTGAGAATCTAAAATACCTAGTGTTCCGTCAGAATAGTTCTTTGCAAGTTCTGTATACAAATTGTCTTGTTGCACGTTTACAAAAGACTTGTATTGGTCATAACTTTCTGGGAAACCTAAAGCAACCATCCAGTTGAAAATTGATGTGTAGTTTAACATCTGCTCATCAATTAGAAACTGCACAGACAATTCTGAGAACTGCATAATCTCACCTGGAATCGGTCTGTTAGAAAATGGGTTCATCTGCTCAATTGCAGGTAGTGAGATGTTTGGAATCGTCACACGCTGACAAAAGAACGACACATTTGGTAGTTTAGAAATAGAAAACGTAAACCCGTTGGGTGATAACGGATTAATGTTTTCTGGGATGTGAAGGATATTTGATGTAGCCATAAACTTATTTATGCTCCAAGAAAAAAGAGGGAACTCGAAAGTTCCCTCTTAAACTACCGCTCTACGTCGGCTTAAATCAAACCGACCGAGTCGATTACATTAGGTTAGCAACCTTAACACGACGATAGTAGTAGTTCTTATCTGCTGTCAAGTTGTCTTGACCAGAAGTACCATCGTCAAGGTTGACGAATGGGTTAGCTACTAGACCGTAACGAGTCTTGAAACCAATCTTTGGTTGGAAGCTGTTAGGATCAACAGCACGAACCATTTGTAGAGGTACGTATGGGCAGTAGAACAGACCAGCATCAAATGCTGACTGACCCTTGTAACCAACTACGAAGAATTGATCGTTAGAGATGTTTGCAGTATATGGGTCAACATACACTTTGTACTTACCGTTTAGAACACCAGCGAAAGTAGTGCTAGTATCATCAACGTTTAGACCAGTTGAAAGAGCTGGTGCGTAGTCTAAAACTCCAGCCATCGCTAATGCAGACGCAACGTCAGCAGAAGTGATGATGAAGTTACCACGACCACGACGAGTCATTTGACCAATCGCATTCGCTTCACGTTCGATTTGGAACAATAGTCCCTTGAACTTTTCAACAGACCAACGACCATTAGAGTCAGTGTCTAGGTCGAAAGTACCTTGAGTTGTAGTACCAACATGAGCACCTGGATATGCAGTCTTATAAACTGTGCGAACAACTTCACGGTTGATCTCAGTTAGGATTTCTGCAGAAAGGATGTTGCTCAATTCGCCTTCAGCGTCAAGACCATGAACAGACTTCATATCTTGAGCTAATTCGATTGAGTACTCAGCTTTTAGAGCACGAGTCTTAGCAGTTACGCTAGTCTTTTCGATAGAGAAAGCCATAGCACCGAAAGTACCATCGCCAGATCCACCTTGACCTAGACGCTCGCCATCAGCAGTCGCTAGACCAGTACCAGTTGTGTAGCTGTTACCGTCAACTGGATTTGAACCAGCGTGAGTACCAGTACCAGAGAAGTCAGTATCTGCTTCGTTGAACAACGCTTCAGTACCACCTTGAGTTGCATAGCGTGACTTCATTGCGAAGATCAAGCCAGTTGGTTGAGTCATTGGCTGAACACCAGCGATATCGTAAGCGATAAGCTGAGGCATAGCACGACGTACTAGAGAGATCAATACTGGGTCGAACTTAGCGAAACCACCAGTATCACCGTATGAACCAACGCTGTTTGCTGGAGCTGCTTCGAACAACGCTTCACGTTGCTTCTGCATTTCACGCTCTTGGTTCTCTAATAGAACTGCTGTAACTTCTTTACGATAGTTATCAGCGATCTTTGGAGCTGATTCATGATTTAGAATCGGACTCCATTTTTCAACTAATTGTTGACGAGTAGTCATTTGTTTATTCCTTTATTAAAATTATTTGCTTAGTGCTGATAGATATGCTGACATTTTTGGGTCAGAAACTTTAGTTTCTTCTGTCAAAGTATCTACTGGAGCATCAGTAACAACAGACTTAACATCTGCTGCAGCCTTGGTTGTGAAGTAATTTTCACGGATAGTCTGTACTTTCTTTTGGAAAGTCTCAGCATCTTCATAGCTTAGTTCTTCTGCAAGACCTTGGAACTTTTCAGTTTCAACTGCAGATAAACCATCACCAACAGTACGAATGATTTCAGCACGCTTGCTTTCAGCAATTTGCTTAGTCAATTCAACGTTAGACGCTAGTTGTTCATTTAGTTTCTCTTCTAGTGCTGCAACTTTATCTTCCATTTCACCAAGAACGTCGTAACGCTCTTCTGGAATGTCAATATAGTGCTCTTCGAAAAGACCCTTCATACCAGCCACGAAACTCTCAAGAATTTCAGACTTCATACCACGCTCAAGGGCAATCTCATTCTGTGCAATCCACTGCTCGGCAATATAACCGAGATATCCATCAACCTGTTCAACAAGACCCTCTTTATTCTTCTCAGTTGCCTCAGACAACTTAGATTCGAATTCTTCTTCTAAACGAGCTACTTCTGCTTTGACACGAGTCATAACAGCTGCTTCAAAAATTGTTTCTGCTTTTTGTTTGAACTCTTCTGAAAGTTCTTCGCCATTTAGCAATGCTTCAACGTCTTCCTTAACTGAAGCCTTAACAGCATCACCTTTACGAACTGGAGACTGATCACCAGATTCAGCAGATGAATTTGCTGGGTTAGCTTTCTTCTCAGTACCACCAGCTGCTTCGTCTTCGTCTTGGACGTTATTACGAGCATTGTCTGGATTAGCACCTGCATCAGTTGGGTTAACTGCATCACCCTTTTTAATTGGGCTTTGGTCGCCAGCTTCAGCACCAGAAGATGCTTTATCACTTGCGCCTGTTTCTGTTCCGTTTGGCTTTACACGCTCTTCATCTAACTGTGCAGCTAGATTAGCTTTTTGTGATTCTGCCAACAACTCAGCGATTTTTTGTTCGATTGACATCGTTTTCTCCTAACTTGGATAGTTCTATTAAATTATTTATTATTTATCTGATTTTACTCAGGAAATTTTGGAAAGCACGAATCTTTGCTTCCTCTAGATTCTTTGAAGAGGTATTCTTAATGAATCTCTTAGTCTCTTCAATATGTTTTTCCACAAACTTTCCATCAACGAATACCCACTCTTTAGATTCCATAATGCCACGTACATAAGCATCAGGTGCAGAAGGGTCGGCAACGATGTCAGCTGCAGTAGACAGCATGAAGTCGTCTTGAACAACTTGAACACCCTCATTGTTTGATTTGAGAGATCCAAGTGCTCGACTAGACACTCCAAGATTTGCACCGCCTTCAAGAAGACCTTTAGCAATATTACCCATAGGAGTGTTTAGAATTTTTGCTCGACCAATGTAATTAGTTCCTTCTTTACGAAGTGAAGTAATCATATGTGAAACACGATCAAGATTAATCTGTGGATTATCTGGATGACCTAGTTCGCCATAAGCACGATTGTTTTCTACCTGCTCTTTCATGTAACGTGCAACTTCCTTGTCCATAACAGACTCAGGATACATACGACCATTACGGTTTTGAATAGCAGATTGTAAGAAAACTCCCTCGATAAAGTATTCTTTTTCTTTACCTAGTTTGTTCTCAACAATCACATTGGTTGTATCGAAAACTTCTTTAATTAGTTTCATGATTCTTATACCTTATCTGGTGAACCACTTAGTGTTGTAGAAGCACCAACACGAGTTGGATCTTCATAAGCACCATAAGTAGAGAATTCAACTTTGTTAGTCCAGCCAGCTTGTTTACGTAGAACAATCCAACCAGTAACATCTTTTGCTGCACCATTAGTGATAACGATATCAGAGGTGTCGTCATTAATCACAGGAATACCCCATGCATTAAATTCAATAACTGCTTCGTTTTCTGGTGCGCATGCAATAATAGTTTTTGAATTACGAGCAACGGTAATCTTTGAACCGAGTTCGCCAGTACAAATAAACTTAACGATGTCAACCTTTGGAGTTCCACCGACAGTAAGTTGTTGTGTTGCAGCAGCTAGAGTATTAATGGCAATAGTGCCTGCCTCTGCAGCTGATGATTGGAAGTGGACAACCACCTCTTGATTTGTATTTCTAACAGTAGTGAATACCATTGCCATTTTTACTGTTCCTCTAATTTGCTAAGCACATAAGTGAAATTTTCTTTACTCTCACGCATGTACTCAATAATCTCGTTTTGATTCTGTAATAACTTATTTAGTAACTCTTGCGTTTGTTCGTCAATTGCTACAATGCTCTCATCTTCAAGAACATATTGTAATTTACCTTCAATCAAACGATCCAACTTGTTTAGAGAGCGAATTCTTTGGACAACTGGATCTACTGAAAAAATGTTAGAGGAAGCAAGTGTCTTGTATGATTCTACTAGAGTATCTGTTACTTTTACTT